TAGTATAGGCACGGGTGTCCAATCTAAATTAAGGTAAGATAAATCACCATCTACAGCTAGTTCGTTTTTATACTTAGCAATAGACTGCTCGCCTCTTGCGTATAATCGTAATCTTCTAAACTCTCTTTGTTGGTCGTAGAACTTACAGTTATTAGAATCTTTCTTAAACCATTCGTATTGAATGGCTTGACCGATTTGCAAACCAAATTCATCCGTAGCTTTTTCAGCATCAGAAACAAATTGGCTAGGAAAACCTGCCGCCGTAATGTTAATATTTACCTCTTTCATCTATCTTAATAATTCACTGATTGACCCCTTGTTATTATACTTCCCAAAGGTAATACTTATTTTTGACTGTTTTTGTTCCGGAAGGTAGCTGTGCTTTTGGTTTGCCATTATAGCAAGCCCTGAACTTATAGAAGCATCAAACTTGGTTCTATTGTTAATATCAAACCTAGCCCAATCCTCTAGAGTTTTAGCGAACGGCATAGTCCCCATATCATCAGAATCTCTGTAAGCACCACTCATATCTAATCCTATATGCTTCTCAATATACGACTCAATAGCTGAGGCGTGTGATTGCTTAACATCCTCAGACGAGTTTGGTATTCCACCTAGCTCCTTCTCAGTCTTAGACAACTTATTAAATTGCTTATCAGGTCTATTCATTGAGTAACCTCTGTACCCTCTATTCTTAAAGTGGTATAGCAACCTAGGCTTATTGTTCTCACATAGCAGTGGCATACCATAGAATATACACGCCATAAGAACCTCCTCAAAGAATATCTCAGCAGTTTGTGGTCTTGCAATATACTCTAAGAAAAACTCACTACTCGGTGCGTCATCCATATTAAACTTAGTAAGCCCGTGCAAAGAACCATTAGACCCCTTGCCACCAACAGTACCTGAGATGTCGTATGAATCACAACCGAATGAACCGATGTGCTCATTACCCGGGTATTTCATACCTCTCTTTGTTACGATATTGTTTTGTAGATTTTTATTCGGAACCCAACTAACCAAGAACCTACCACGGCTGTCAGGGCTAAATATAACTTGAGTATCTTTCTGACCATCCTTCCAATGAAACGAACCCTGCGTAATGTAGTGCTCCTTTATTGTTGAGTCGTTATAGTCTATCTGTTGGTATATCTTAGTAAGGTTAAATAGCGATGACTTACTCTCATCTCTAAATGCGTGAGACTCAGTACGTGGGAACTGTCTGTAAAATTCATTCAACGCATCAGCATCACTCTTAAGCGAGTCCACCTCAGCATTCCAATAGTCTACAGCCCCATTAGTAATCATCTCATTATCAACACCTAGCACAGCTTTGGTGGGTTTTTTTAGGACAGGCATACCGTACCTATCTATAAAGCCTTCCATATTCCACTCCATAGGAATAAATAAAGAATACATCCCACTCTTAGTCTGACCGTTAGCGTTTCTACTTTTTACATCAGAGTCTTCGTACAGCTTCTTAAAGTTGCCACCACCCTTAGACAATGCGTTTGATGTTGAGCCCATCATACATTTACCTATTATCTTACTACCTAAACGTAGACAGGTCTTTGTAACACGCCAATTGTTTAGTATGTTATTTGGCTTAATCCACTTCCCACTCTCATCGTGTACAAGCAGTAATAGCTTCTCACCATCGTACGAGTTGTCGTCCGTGTTCTTCCAATCTATTGTGGTGTCTAACCCTTGAAGCTCCTCTGCAGCAACCTCGTGCATATTTTTCTTTGTAATCTTAGATGCAGGAATCCTAAAAGCTAGCTCAGTCTTAGGTTTGTCCATACCATCTTGTATAGGTTTGAAGAAGAAGGGTAGCCTGTTTGATATTGGCACAACCTTATCGGTAAACATCTTCTTAGCATCCGAGCCCGTCTTAGATAGTATACCCACCCTAGCATCTTTTGCTAGCGTACCTGAGTTAACCGCTTCTGATGAGCCCATAAACGAGAATCCTGAACGTCTAATCTTTAGATAAGTCATTCCAAACGAACGCTTATCTGCCTTACACGCTTCCCAAAAAATAAAGAATATCCTGTTAGCCTCACGGTAGTCAGGGTAACCTATATCAATACTAGTCCATTGAAGGTACATATAGTGAGAGCCTGTGATGTAAGTAGGTTCTCCTTGATTCATAAACCAATGTCCCTCCTCACGCCTATCAAACTCAGTCTCAATGTAATCAACCCACCTATCCTTAAATGCGGTAGGCATCTCGTTCCATTGGAATATAGATATTATTTTTTGAAGCTCTTTCGGAAACTCTTCACGCTCCCAATACTGCAATGATTTTGTGGTATGTCTCTGAGGGGTTATCTCGGGTCTTAATGGTAACCCTATCTTAAGTCCTGATATTTCAACTACCTCGCCTACCTGACCGGTCTTAGATATATTTACAAAGTCGTACTGCTCATTATAACCATATAGCCAACTGTGACTGCTATTCTTTTTAGATAGCGGTCCTTTAGGGATATAGTCAGGAACTACACGATATAAATTATTTTGACCTTCGTTCAGCAAATCCTTGTTTTGTATCAGTTCTGTTAGGTCCCTGAGACTCTAACTTAATGTTATCTTTCTCATTATCAATACGCTTAAGTATTTCAAACGCATCGAATATCGATAACTTTTTTGAGGCGGCTGCATTCTTTAACTTGTCTGCAGCTAACTCATCCTCAGGGTCGGGCTTGATAATCTCCTCCTTAGCAACCTTTATTAGTTGCTTCACAGCTTTATATCCTGCCTCTATTATTTCTTTCCTTAACTCTGTAGAATCCATACTAAGCCTTCATAGTTACTTGATGGTCAAACACCCTGTAAAGAGTCTCTCCATCTACTGTAAATTCATATTCGCTATCAGGCGTGAAATACACCCTATCGCCTTTACTAATCCCTTGGGACTTAAGGTACTTATTTGGATATACCATATCACCCATAAGTGGTTCGTACTTACAAGACTTATCTATAAAACTATCTAGCGTATCTATAGGTTTAACAAAACAAAACCTGTCGTGACTATGCCATTTACCATCCTGATTATACAAATAGAATTGGTCGTTGTCTACAAAGAATAAGTCTTCCTTAAAGAAACTCTTACCACTCTTTCGGTTACCCTTAATATCGTTATAAAACTTAAACACGTTGTGGTGAACCAAGATAACATCCCCTATATTTATAGGACCGTCATACCCTACAGGAGTCTCAACTACTGTAGCTTGCCTGTTAGAGAACTTATGTTCTTCCTCTGAAGTGTTAACGATAAATTCCATACCACCAATAGTCTTGGTGTTATTATATCGCTTACCCTCAATAGGTCTTACTATAAAATTAAATGGGGACTTCATTAAGAACCACACGCTTCACAGTCCTCGTCATCTATACTGCAAGCCTCGGGCTGTTCTTTTTCTTCTAGGTCAACTATCCAAGAATCTAAAGTATCTTTCTTAGATTCGTCTGCTCTTTTTACAGAGTCTTTTATAAAATCGTCATCGTAACTCATACTAGAAATTTATATTGTATTCGATTGAAATTGGTATACTAGAGTTAAACTCTTTCCACAAAACTATAACATCTTCACGTTGAATCCAAATTTTATACGACATAGATTCTTTATCGTACTGTATGAGGTGTATCTTGTGTGAGGCTCCTAGAATATCCTGACCAACCAAGTAGTGCATCGCACCTGACTTGTAGTCCGGACCTACAGATATTTTACGAATATCCATTAGTTTCTAATTTTAAATATTTTAATGTTTGAAGAAGGAACTGCCTCTAAGCCTGTAGATGCAATACTACTACCTAATCCTGCGTCAAGGCTAGAGGAAAAAAATTCAAACTTTAAAACATCGTTAGCTACAACCTTAAGTATAAATGAATCAGTCTTTGTATTATAAAATTGAGTAACATTACTAGCTACACTCCACTTATATATCTTAGTTCCATTAAACTGCGTACCATTTAAAAAACTTCCGTAGCTAACATTTACGATGTACGAAACCCCCCCTGAGGCTGTAATTTGACCAACATTAAAAGAGTTCTCAATTAAATACGTACCCGCCTTTAGAAATGTAACCTCACCGTTTGCAGCTAAAGATACTTCATCATTTGATGTCGCTGAACCAAAAAGTATGGTTTGTAAACCTACAACACTTGCAGGTTGGGCTATAGTACTTGACGAATCTAACACCTCAGTAGTAATCAATAAAGAAGCTACATCACCAACCGTGAAGTTTTTTGTAGCGGAGTTGTCATTAGCGTCAGTGCCTATTAGCTTATCTGTTAACGCAGGGATTGACGTTGCGTATGTACTTATCTTTGGCATAACTATTTTTTTTCAGGTGGCTTTATCTCTCCCGTCTCAATATTGATAACAGAGTCCTTTCCATATTTATCTATTATACTTTATTAATTCTAATTACAGATGAAGGGATATCATTAAATCCTGTTGTTGTTGAAACACCTAAACCGCCGCCGGGATGCCCTGATTTAAACTCAAACGTTAAAACATCATTTGAATTTACAGATAAAACAAAAGTATTCATTGTAGTGTCATAAAAATCAGATATTCCCGAAGTAACTTTAACACTATCTTCTATAGTATTTCCAATTTGTGTACCGTTTAACTTTGATGCATAAAAAATATTAAAAGTATAGTTAGAAATTGCTGAACTAATTTGGCCTCCATTAAATCTTGTCTCTACAATATATCTACCTGCTTTTAAAAAAGTTATCGAACCATCCGCAGCTAAAGAAACAGAATCATTCGCGACAGCCGAACCAAAAACAACTTGCTGAGGTGTAGTAGCGGAAAGTATAGGTTGTGCTACAGTATTAAATGAATCTAAAACCAACCCCTGACTTAAACCTAACACATCACCAACCGTGAAGTTTTTTGTAGCGGAATTGTCATTAGCGTCAGTGCCTATTAGCTTATCTGTTAACGCAGGTGTTGTTGTTGCGTATGTACTTATCTTTGGCATAACTATTTTTTTTCAGGTGGCTTTATCTCTCCCGTCTCAATATTGATAACAGAGTCCTTTCCATATTTATCTATTAACTTTCTTTCTTGCTCTGCAGACTCCTCACGAAGACCCGCCATCTTACTCATAAGAGCCTGTTGCTGTAGTACTGTTTCACCTAGCTGCATCTTGCACTTATTAAATTCTTTTAATGAACCTTGAAGAGTATCAAGCTCATCGTTTGTTAAATTCGCCATTTGATTAGATTTAGTTTCCTACAAAGATAGGAAATTATTTCTTAGACGAGCCGCCAAAGAAAAAGTCAATAATCGTGTTCACCTTACTAGACATAGCACCAAACACCGTGCTTATAAATCCTATCTCATAATCAGATAACTCAAGAGTGTTCATTACAAAATACTTAAACATTGTGTACGACAAAAAGAAATAAGCTACTGTAAAGATAATAGCAAGGGCTTTTTGTATTATGCTGTCATCAGCAAATAAATTACGTGCACTCTTTCTATCCTCCACCTCTAATCTGAACACCTCTTGCTCGTGTTCTTGACCCAACTGTTCAAGTTTATTTTTAAGAACTAATCGCTCTTCATCAGTGGTAACCACTTCATCTATTATAGTAGAAGCCTGTCCTACCAATTTACCTATTATATTTTTAAACATCTGCATATCTGTATTTAGTGTCACCCTCATCGTCTTTAAACGCTTCAAGCACTTGATTTCTGCTACCTTTTTTCTTCAAGGATATGTGTATCCAAGCAAAGTCAAACTCGTTTATCATTTGGTCAAACTCTATACCTGAATCTAAAATCCATTCATAGATAAGCTCGTTCATCATTTTTCCGTTTTGCCAAAACTGCAAGTCCAATGCCTCACCTTTGCAATGCTGCGAAGAACGACTACCCCCAATAGCACGATTGAGTTCCGGGTTGCGATAACCACTACTGACCCTGATAGGACCAACAGCGTCACGAAGAGGCTGTATAAGATTGTCCACAAGGTGCTGCATATTCTGTAGGTGCGTTTCAGTCGGCTCATTATCTATACCTAATCTTTTAGCTGTGTTGCTGTGAATTATCTCAGACAACGCAAAGTTTTTACTTAATTTCATTATTCAGTTTTTGCTTGTTTAATTTCTAAATCTTTAACTACTTTACGAAGATAGTCTACTTCTTTTTGTAAATAGTCTATTTTTAAATCTTGTTTAGCATCATCAGGTAACGCACCCATTTCACCTCTAGGCCACTTAACTCTAAACTCATGGTTAAGCTCTACGTTGTCTTGCATACGTACTACATCTAATTGTAACTGAGAAATTTCTGCAGTAAGAGTAAACCATATGCCTGCAAGAGAAACAATCCCCGCAACAATACCTATTAAACTCTTAACGTCTAACTGTACTTTAGAGCTTTCATTTATGTCGATAGCATCCTCCAATTAAGAATGCGTTAGAAATATAAATCCTACTATATAGAATACTATCATGGCAGTCCAAAACAAAGCAATAGCTATAGTAGAATTATGCACCTTCTTCATAACTCGGGATTATTTTTTTTATAAGCTGTGTGAAAATTATATATCGTATAGGCTAGACCTATAACTAAAGCCGCTAACCTTAAAGCCTGTTCCACTTCTGTAAAGCTAACTCCTATCGCTGCACCGTTCACCACTATGTTTTTTATCGAGTCTTTATCCATCTTACCATTTTGCTTTATCCGCCCAATACGCAGCAGAACATTTACCCTTAGCTATATTCTTTGCGTGACGTGCTTTAAAAGAACGTCTCTTTGCACTCATCTTTGAGCCTTCACCCTTCTTAGGAGCTCCGGCAGTCTTTGCACCTTGCTCACCAAATCGTATTGTCTTAACCTTACCATTACAGTTGGTTACTACAATGTGCGATTTCTTTGGATGGCTAGGCGTTCTTTTAGGCTTGTTAAGACCTGAAACACCTGCGTTCTTTATTGCTGATGCTTTTCTTTTGCTA